GTCTGCACAATGTGTATATTTACAAACTATTTGGAACAATCCTAAAACAGATTTTAATCAGACAGAATTAACTCAAGCATTTAGTCAAGTCAAAGTTAACGGAACTCTTGATATGCTTTTAAATTTATCAGAGGATTGGGTTACCTCATCTATTGAAAGTGCAAAATTATTATATAAAATTCTTCCTAAAAGAAACTACACTTTTCATAGAGGTTCAGATGATTTTGTAAAAGGTGTCATTGAAAAAACATTCAGTCAAACAGGACAAACAGATTTCCCAGATATAAACAAGTGGAATCCAGCAGATATATGGATTGTTGATGAGTCAAAAATTAGTAGTTATGATTTTAATCAAGTTAAAGAATTACCTTATTATAATCAATTATTATTACAAGCTTATCAAAATAGAGATATTATAGGAGTATCTCTAAAGAAAACAAAAAAAGCAAGGTTTACTCAACAAAACTATAAGAAACCTTTTAAAGAACCAAGATTTACAAAAACTACTTTAGGTAAAAGAGATTTTTTCAAATCTAAAGATGGTTATATGTTTTTTAGTGAGGGTGAAATACAATTTAGAACATTTCCAGCGTTTCAAGGTGAGATAATAGGTAAGGTTGCAAAACATGGTAAGATAAGTGGTGATGGTGGCCCTACTGGCCCAATAGGTATCGTTATGAAAAAGGTAGGTGCAAAACCTATACCACCAAGAAAAGATGTAACAAGAATGATAAAATCAAATTATAATAACTTTATGAAATTATTTTACAATGAATATTTAAGAGCTGGTCAAAAGAACATACCATTGAAACAATTTGAACAAAACTTTAAAGGTAAGGATAGTGGGTATTTAGAATCTAAATATCTTGTGACTTTAATGTTTAATGAAATAAAAGGAAGAGAACAAAAGTTTTTAAGTCTAGCATTTAGATATGCAAAATCTATATCTGCAAATTCTTCTGTTCATCTAAAGGTATTTTAATGTTAAGATTTACAGAAGTTATAACCGAAAGTAAGGCTGGTAAGAACTTACACCTAGAACACATTGAAGATGAGATAATCAATCATGGTGTTGATGGTGGTAGAGCTGCAATTAACTTTCTGCGTTCACTACGAGATATGTTAGCTGGTGGTGCAAGGTCTTCAGTTAGAATGACTGTAAAGTGGGACGGAGCGCCTGCTATCTTTACAGGTATTGACCCATCAGATGGACAGTTCTTTGTCGCAAAGAAATCAGTCTTTAATGTTAATCCAAAGTTATATAAAACAGATAAAGAGATAGATGCAGACTTGACTGGTGCATTAAACTCAAAGTTTAAGGTTGCACTTGCAGAATTATCAAAGTTAGGTATCAAGAATGTATTGCAAGGTGACTTGATGTACACAGATGATATCACAACAGAAACGATAGAGGGAACAAAGTATCTCACATTTCAACCTAATACAATCGTATATGCAGTTCCAGTAGATTCTAAATTGGGTAAAATTATGAGTAAGTCAAAGATAGGTATTGTGTTTCACACCACATACTCAGGAAAATCATTACCAGATATGAAAGCATCTTTTGGTGCAGATATATCTAAATTAACTAAAACAAGTTCAGTGTGGGTAGATGATGCAACATACAAAGATGTAGCTGGCACTGCAACATTCACTACAAAAGAAACAGAAGCAATTACAGCTATCCTATCAAATGTAGGTAAGACATTTCAAAAGATAAACGCACCTATGTTAAGAAATTTTAACAAACTCCAAGAAAGTTTAACAGGTAATCTTATCGGTGCGTCATTTAAGACATACGCAAATACAAAAGTTAGACAAGGTCAAAAGGTTACCAATCCAAAGAAACACGCATTAGATTATGCAACCCATGTGCAAAAGCACTTTGATAAAATGATTGGTAAAGTAAAGACACCAGCTGCAAAAGACAAATATAAGAAACAACAAAGAGAATATGTAAGAGAGTTTAGAAAACACGCAAGTAATCTTGGAAACATTGTGTTATTCCAGAATCTAATGATAGATGCAAAGATGCAAATCGTTAGAAAACTAAATAGTGTTAAAGGTTTGACAGACACTTTTATACGAACTGCAAATGGATATAAAGTAACAAATCCAGAAGGATATGTTGCAATTGATAGAGTACAAGGTAACGCAGTAAAATTAGTAGACAGAATGGAGTTTAGTTATAATAACTTCACTGCACTTAAGGCATGGGACAAATGAAAAAATTTAACGAACAAGCTGGTCAAGTAGTATTTGCTTTTGGTAGGTTCAATCCACCCACGATTGGACACGAAAAATTAATGGACAAAACAAAGCAGATTGCTGGTAGTAGTCGATACATAATCTATCCATCTCAATCACAAAATCAAAAGAAAGACCCATTACCATTTGCGTTGAAAGTTGCGTATATGAGAAAGATGTTTCCTAAACACGCAAAAAATATTATGGCAGATAAAAAGATAATCAATGTATTTGATATTGCAGTTAAGTTGTATAGTGAAAAATATACAGATATTGCAATGGTTGCTGGTTCAGATAGAGTAAAAGAGTTTAAAACTTTACTTGACAAATACAATGGTGTGACTGGTAAAAGACATGGTTTCTATAAGTTCAGAACTATTTCAGTTATAAGTGCTGGGGAGCGTGACCCAGATGCAGAAGGTGTTACTGGTATGTCTGCATCTAAGATGAGAGCATCTGCATCACTAGGTGATTTCGAGTCATTTCAGTTAGGATTACCAAAAGGGTTTAAAGACGGAAAAAAGTTGTTTGATGATGTGCGAAAGTATATGGGTATTCGTGAAGAGAGAGATATGGGTTTGATGACAGACTATGAAGAACTCAGAGATGCATATCTTATAGGAGAAGTTTGGAACATAGATGACCTCATAGAAGCAAATGGTCATGTAGGTAAGATTATTCGTAGAGGAACAAACTATGTTGCATTTGTAGACGAGGATAATAAAGTACACAAAGCTTGGTTACACGAAATCAATGTGAATGAAAATCCGTTGAAAATGTTTAAGGGTGGATTATTAGACCCATCACCGATTTTAAAAAAACTCATGGGAAGATTAAATCCTAAACTAATGGCTAATATTGTAAAGAGATATGTAGATAGTGTTAACAGAGGAGAACATAAAGGTGGAAGTGCAGTTGATGAATATGGAATGAGGTCTAAAAATAAGTTAATAATGGATATTGTTAAACAATATGCTTTAGACAGAAAATATGGAATCGGTGCGAGAAATATTCAAAAAATTATCAATAGATTAGTGGATAAAGGTAAACTTGATAGGAAGTATCAAACAGAAGTAAAACAAGATAAAGATATTAAAGATAGAGAGGGTACTCAACCAGCAAAGTATTATGCAAAAGATACAGAGGGTGATGCAATGGCACCATCTACAAAGAAAAAAAGAGCAGCTCACTTTGCGAAGAAGAAGAAAGGCCCTGCTCCAGGCGATGCGTCTGCAACAACTAGACCCTCTAAACATACACAGAAGTTTAAACAAATGTATGGTGAAAAGTTAGGTAAAAATGCAGACATGGGAGATTATATTAAAGATTTTCAAAAATCAGATTCTCCACAATTTAAAGGTAAATCAAAAGAAAAACGAAAAGATATGGCAATAGCTGCATATTTATCAAGGAATGAGGAAATGGAAATACTAGATGAAAAAATTACTGCACTTGTTAATAAGGCAAAGAAAACTGGTATGCCGTATGGTATTCTAAAAAAGGTATACGACAGAGGCATGGCTGCATATAAGACTGGACATAGGCCTGGTGCGACTGCACAACAGTGGGCACTTGCAAGAGTTAATTCATTTACAACAAAAAGTTCTGGAACATGGGGTAAAGCAGATAAAGACCTTGCAGATAAAGTTCGTGCAAGTGAAGAAGTTGAAGGATTTGCAAGTGATGCTCAAAGAAGAGCCGCATTCGCACAAGGGTATAAAGCAAAAGGTAAAAAAGATAAGAAAGAAGAAATCAAAGAATGGTTCGAATCTAATATCACAAGAGCAAAATACCAGATGCATCATGGAGAAGATTGGTGGTGGAAGATGAATGAAGTCCACGATAAGTTATTAGAGAAAAATGGTGATTGTTGTGAAGATTGTATCACAGAAGAAATTAATGAACAACCAGAACACGAAATTACAGTTGGTAACTATACTACAAAACACTTCTATATGTGTGGTTCTGCACAAAAGGTTATGAGTGCAAATAAAGATAAGAAAAATGTGGAATCACTTACAAGACAACAAGACGAATTATTTAAATTAGAAAAAGAGGTTATGGACGCTGGTGAAGCAACAGAGGAACAAAAAGTAAAGGCAAGAGATTTATACAATAATATTATGAGAAAGGCTGGAGATTTAGACCTTGCAGATGAAATGGACGGATATATGAAATCACATATTGACTCAATAGAAAAGGGTGACCCAAAGCCTGGATTTGGTAGAACAGATTTAGATGAGAGTCTATGGGCAAATATTCACAAGAAAAGACAAAGAATAAAAGGTGGTTCTGGTGAAAAGATGAGAAAAAAGGGTGAAAAGGGAGCACCTACAGCTGCACAGATGAAAAGAGCAAAGGGTGAAGGATATCAAAAATTCAACCAGTTTGTATTAAGAAATCACTGGGGCGAAGTAACTGAGAAAGCTGAGTATCAAGGAAGACCTGTAGAACTAAATAATCCTACGAGGGGTGATAAAAAGAAATTTAAAGTTTATGTAAGAAACGATAAAGGTAATGTGGTCAAAGTAGAATACGGTGACCCAAATATGGAAATAAAAAGAGATGACCCAGGCAGAAGAGCTAATTTTCGTGCAAGACACAACTGCGATAATCCAGGCCCTAAGTATAAGGCAAGGTACTGGTCTTGTAAGTTCTGGAGTGCAAAGTCAGTATCGGATTTAATGAAGGGGTAAACAAATGAGATACAGTAAATCAATGATAGAAGCAGTCAAACAAGTTGCAATGTTTGAACAGTTTGATTATGTCGTATTGGATAAGGATAATAAGATTGTCACAAGACAAAAAAATAAACAAGATGCAAAAGAGTTTGAAAAATTTGCAAATAGTCCTGCTTTTAAAAATACGACAATGGGAAAAAAATTCAAAAAACCATTTAAAGTTTATCCAATAAGACCAACAGATAAAAAGAAAATAGGTGATACTGTTCTCGCAATCGGTGAACTAACCGATAAGGAAAGAGGTGAGATTGAAGAAGATAGAAAGAACGCACTTGCTGGATTTGATAATCGTATCAGAGATGCAGCTTCAATGGATAGAAAAGATTTCATCAAAGCAAAAGAGTTATATAAAAGAAAAGATGTTAAGGGATTAAGAAAACATATTTACAGTTTAGACACATCACCTTTAGAGGTTGTGATGAATCTTATATCAATACAAGACAGACCATTCTTTGATAAGATGTATCCAAATACAAGAGGTGGAGAGTTCTTAGCAAGGATTGCATACCA